TCTGGAAACAAATGGCCATAGAATGCACGAACGACTTCTGAATTCGTCAGGTATTGCAAATCGAGCATGTAGAACAAACGAAGAACGTGTTTGATGCCTTTTGTCTCAATCGCCTTGGCAGCAGTAGCAAATTTCTCCATAGCCTGAGAAACAGCCACCTTCGCCACACCAAGCCCAACGCCTTTATTGTTACCCTGCATGTCGTCAATATTCCCTGTGAGGGAAGCTGGGACGGTTGCATTAAACATATCCTGCTGGATGGCTTGTGCATCCTGGTAAGCATTCGCTGTCACATCAGTGCGCGGAATAGGTTGTAGGTTGTCCATAGCATCCACAAGGATGACCCCAGAAGGACTGGACGCAACTTTGTCCACATCAATGCTGGTATCTGTGGAAAGGACTTTGTACATCTGGTTGATCAAAATATTAACGTTGTCAAGCCGCTGCCGGCGCACAAGGTTCGTTTCGTTTTGTAGACTCAAAACAGGTTCCACTAAGCCAATACCATACCATTCGAATGGCACTTTGCAGAAATTGACTTTGACAAGGGGAATCTCTTGATGGTCAAACGGATTCGGGACGGCGCGAACAACGACCTGTCGGTTGGCAATAACGATCTGACACGGTTCTGGTTTGTCATCTCCATCGAGGTCCCAATAGCCCCAAACCTCAATGAGTTCAATATCCTTCGGAGAAACCGTAGTGATTTCACCACGAGCCGTCTTTCTCCACTGTCGAGTCTCTTGATATTTGATAGAGGCGCCAGTAGCAAGAGCAGCATCTTTATTTCCAAAGAACGGTTGCGGAGAGTCACAAATGCGCGAAAATTCGTCACGATTGATGAAGCGCCGAATCATCACAGAAGGTTGATTTGTAACCTCAGCATGATCCTGAGACGGGAAAACGTCCAGCACATCGAGCACTGTCAGCTTTGGTTTACGACCAACGATCTCATACCGTTTGTTTGTTTCGTAGGTCGTCTTCTCTTGGTTGATTCCATTTTCGTCTACAAAACGCATCACTTTAGGAGTTCGGTTAACTTTCCACTGCCATTCCACTTCCCAGTCCACCCAGAAATAACTGGTGCCATACATGAGGAGCTGTTTCAAAAACGTTTCGTATTTATCGTCAAATTCGGTTTTATCAAACTGATCAGCCAGCAAACGTTTGATATTTTTGGCAATGTCGGCCTCGTTGATGTCATTAGCCACGACATCAAAAAGAGATTCATTTCCAGATGTAAAACTGATAAGTTTCGGTGTGGCTGCTTCAATGATCTGAAAAATTAAGGGAATGAACACCTTGCTTCTCGTAGGCGTGCGCGTAGCCACATTTCCAGACATGTAGGCCACATAAATCTGCCACCACAAGAGTTCGTAGGCCCGGCGCCAATTCTCGCGCTCAACCAAATCACCCATATATTTCGATACGATTTCTTTCTGGACACCAAGAGCAAATGCGTCTGTAGAATCACCATCCGGATTTTTATAATCGTCCGGCGGCTGAATTTGAATAGGGCTATCGCCAGAAATTTGATCAAGTTCTTCTTTCCCCTCTTGATCTTCAATTTCTTGAAGCTGATCGTCTTTTGTTTCAAAATCAGACATTTTTACATTTCCTCTGAGGTTAAATTAGTAAAGCTTTTGTACGGCATTAATTCGTTGGGGTCCTTTTGAGCTTTTCTTGCACTCTGTTTTTTATATAAGTCTAACGGATCAAATCCTGTTCTTTTTCCTTTTCGCGCAACGCCACCCACCCGCACAAGGTCGTAAACCCCTGCCAGGTTCCTAGAGAAACCGTACCGTAGAGAGTCAGGGCTATGGCTGCAGTCATGAGCAGGTTTAGTAGAGCCGTTCTTGTCATAGCAATACCCTTCCATTTCACGTATCAAATCTTCACATGTGTCAAAGAATTTGACTCGTTTCTCATGCAGTAGTTTGCTGATACGTTGAATTCCAATATCGACTGAGTTATCAGCCTGTTCCATACGTAGCTTGCAGACAGACCTGACTTCGTTCATGACGGCCACAGCCGCCGGGTCCCAGATGGTGTAACTGAAAGACTTCTCTTTGATGTAGGCGCCAATCTTTTCGGCCAATTGCCGATTTTTGTAAAATTGGGTGAAGACGTAAAACTCCTTGCTTTCTGGATCAAAAGTGATTCCCAGAATTGACGTGGGGTCTGACCATCCATAGTCGAGTCCAGACCACTTAGGCCAGTGACTCGGAATGTCGAACGGCTCCACAACGTGATCAAGCCGGCTGAACTCTGGATAAATGAGCCCTTCGATCTTGACGAAAATACCTTGAAAATCCCGCATGAACACGCTTTCGTTCATGGTGGCTTTCGCCCGGTCATACACTGCACGGTCGATGTACGGATTGTCGGCCATTGAGAAGTTAACGTAAAAGAGCCAATTGAGTTGATTTCTCAACTGAATCAGCCGTAGGTTCATCCATGACGATGGACTACCATAAGGGGTTGTCGTCATGAGCAGCCGGCCCTTCGGATCACCAGCTTTCTGAACCAAACGCTGACAGACTTTATCGTAGGTCGTCTCATTACAGAGCGCAGCTTCGTCCATCCAACATCTGCGGGCCGTCAAACCTTCTACGGCATCCGGCTTGTCTGCAGACCTAATCCAAACAACGCCGCCATTTACCAACTGGATTATGCTGTCCTGCTTCTTGTAAGTACCCAGACCCTTTGGCCAGTAGGTGAACAGGGTACGTAGCGTCGATTGATTCAGAACCCGGTACGTCGGACCCAGAACCAAGTAATCAGCTTTGACGCTATTTTTAATATCGTTTGCGATTTCACGGATCAGCCAGATGGCTCCCACAGTGGTCTTACCACCTCGGTGGCCAGCAACAACCAGAATCTGTTCCGCCTCTGAATCCAACACCTGCTGCTGGTGTTTATGGGGCGTGAATATGATCTGTTTTTGATTCGCTTCCTCAGCCATTTTAGTTGGGCTCCTGTCCTCCACCTAGGAGGTTCTTCGGGGGCCGCAAAGTCATGGCGGCTAAATTGTGCATGTTCTTATCGAGCATGACGATGTTATGGTCTATCCGGTCCAGATGCTCTTTCAGATGGTGACAGAGCTCAACGACTGCTTGCTCCATAACTAAGATTCGCATCTCTAACTCATATAGTTTTACGTCTTGGTTGGTGAGCGCCGGAGGCGCCGGTTGTTTCTTCGAGAAACCAAACATGATTGTTTCTTGCCCTCCCATGCGCGTTATCAAAACGAGTTGATTTATGAACCCATTCTCACATGGGGTCAATTTAGTGATTTTTAGCTATAGGCTTGTTCACGTACAGTACATGCATCCCTTCCGAAGGGGCTCCCCTCCGTACTAGGTTGATTTAACGCGCTGATATGTTCTTTTTCGATGACAGTTAGAGCATACAACATCGCACTTATTAAGCTCTGTGTCTATCTCTTTGAAGGAGTGCCTAACACCATCACTTAAACTAAACCGTTTAATGTGCTCTGGTCTATGGTCAAAGTCCATGACGTAATACGGATATGAGATACCGCAATCTTTACAAGGCTTTGCTTTTGCCTTCAATATCCGTGCTCTCTTTAATTCCTGATCTAGTTGACTCATCTGGTATGACCTCCGTATCAATCGCCTGTATAGCGGGCGGCTGAATCGACTCGAATCTATTGATGACGAGCGTCTCTATCTCCATTGTGCCTATGTCATTCTTTGGAGCATTGGCAACGTGCGGTAGCATCTTAGCCAAGAGGTGCGCTAGGTCTGTAGCTTGCCTATCCCCTTTGCTGGCCTTGAGCAGGGCCTTAGCTAACATCTCCTCAAGGTTGACGCCATTAGCGGCCAAGGATTGCAATAGCCATATGGTCTTAGGTGCTTCCCTCTTCCTGCCTTTGTTGGCCTTGCCTAATTGATTCCCTGCTTTAAATGGCATTGAATCATTATCTCCTGTATGAATTGATATATCAGATATGGTGATACGATAGCGTGCCGTGAGCCATGACAACGTACTACGCCATGAGGCTATATGAAAGGATACCGATAAGGTTAGGTATGGCCTAATAGGTTAGATTATTGCGCTCAAAGGCGGCAATCATGGAAGACCATCTAAAACCCTCAGATATCAGCTAGAGGCGTACCATGGGCACAAACCCCTACATAAGAGGGCCCGCATTGAGGTATTAAAACACCTGAAACATATCTACAAATAGGTATGAAAGACCTTTTAATAGGTGCTATCAAATGTCTACAGATTCGCAATAACATATTGATAATACGCATGGATATTAAAAGCATCAGACGGGGCGCAACGTGTAGCTTAGCGCGTGCATTAAACCCCCACAATGATGATATGGAGTATCAATATCATATTGGACTGGTACACCGTCACAATGTTAAACGAATCCCCTTAAACCCCGTCTGTTATGTTTCGTGAGGGTTGCGCCGACTCAAGGGGTTTCACCCGCCGTCGGCTCACTGGGTTCGGTTCCGTCACCTCACCCTCGGGCCTCACTGACGTTCGAGGGGTAGACTTTATAGGTGACTCTCTCCCTCTACATTATAGGTCACACAATCAGCCTCGTAAACGTGCTGATATCCGCGAATTGTAGATACGATACGTGAGTATTCCCACAAAATAGAATGTCTACAGACTGATAACATTATATGCGTAAAGACAACAAACTAAGAAATGGGTCTTGAAGAAGGTATGACACATACCAGAATAAATGAGTCTTTCGACTCATTGACAAATAGCCGCATCCTGTTATAATGGAGCATGACTTATCAAGAGCAGATGACGGCATGGGTAGAGATTCTAAGAGCACAAACACGAAAGCCGCTGTATGACTTCGGATGGCACCTTGAGCAGGTGAGCGAACCTAACGATGAAAGGAGAATAAACAAATGAGCATGCAAGGAATTTGTACTATGTGTGGAGAGTATCAAGGGCAATTGTGCCGATGTGACGCTGATAGCCTTTTCGTCACTGTGACCTTGAGCCGTGAAGACTGGGAAGAGGTGAGGGAATCCCTAGCCTCTAAAGCCTTGAGCATACGCAACGGTGAGCTAGGGCCGGAGATAGAGGCCGGAGAGGATGAGAGATGGATTGAAGATTTAGCACGCATTGCAGATACTCTTGATGAGGCCCTGCAATGAGTCTCTTAGATAGATTGTGGTATGCTCTTCTATCCTTCTTTGATGACTGGATAGAATAGCAATCCAGTATTTTGTTGATACTCCACAAAATGAGGTGAGCCGATGAAAGCAAGAGAGGTAGAATACGAGATGACAGAGCAGGAATACGAGGATATGTTAGATGAAATCTATGGAGAGGTAGAAATATGCGGATACACATTCTCAAGCGGGCGGGCCTTGAAAGAGTTAGACCCTACGGCCTTTAGATGTGGCAAGAGTGACTATGAGAGCACGCAAGAGAGTAAATGGCTATGTGGTGAGTGTGATAGCGATTATGATAACGAGGATGAGGCCGAGGCGTGCTGTAACCGTGAGCAATCCGACGATGAGAGGAGAGGAGTCTAGACCATGAATGATAAAGACCTGAAAGCCTTTAATGATTGCATGGAAGCAAACGCCTATTATAACATGCGCGGTATGCCCGCCATTGCTGAGGCGTACCTAGCGCGTACCGAAACATTAGTTAACAAGTAAAAATAGCCCTTGCAATGTCGGAGTTTTGGGGGTAGACATTAGCATGACCACGAAAAGAGCCGGAGATTATAGCCTCATACCTTACCGAGCCGGAGAGATGCTAGGCATGTCTCACGAGGAGATGAGCTATCATATCCTCTGTAAGACTATAGACGCTCTAGCGGGCATAGGTGACACTGAGGTGATACGCTGGAAATGGTACCGCCTTTGTAAGTTAGAAACGGGGGAAAACTAAATGATATTCAATATTCTAGTGCTGTTCGTGCTTTACCTCATCTATGTTAAGGTGGAAGGTATTAAAGCGTTAGAACGCAAGCTAGACGCCTTGGAAGTCAAGCTAGAGGGTAGATAGTATGGAAGGAATCAAACTAGAGTACCTGAAAGACTCTAAGCGGATAGGCACATGGGCTCTAAAGCATGGCGTTGATTTACGCATGTGGAATGTCATTGCGCCGGAAGGTCACGCGCTTAGACCGTTTCACCATAGCACGCGCACGGTAGAGGGATTAAAAGAGCTAGGGGTGATCCGTGCTTAGTCCTTTTGGATTGCTAGGCGTGCTGATATGTTGGCTATTTATAAGGGGGGAATAATGTCTCATCATTGCGCCTTGTGTGGGCGAATTGTCTTTAAGACCTTTCACGAGTATGAAATACATAGGCTAGACTTTCACGGCATACGCGCACAAGCTAGGCCGCTTAACGTGACGGGCCGGAGCAAAGAGCAGATTGTGAGAGAGGCCGAGGCCTCATGGCTAAGGCCGTACATTGTGCCGACTGGTAGAGAGGCTATTACACACTTTGACAATACAGAGCATTTAGACGCTTGCCGATGTAACGCTTGTTTTCAACGTGCTCTAGATAAGCTCGTGATTGAATCAGAAAAGGCCTTGCAATCTTAGGGAATCCCTGATAGACTAAATTATGGGAAAGGTGAGTATCAAAGAATTACAGATGATGAGCACCGAAGAGCGCACGGCGCGGATACGTGAGCGCGTCATAGAGATGTACATAGAAATAGGGGAAACAAAAACCGCTCTTGTGTGGATGTGGAAAGACCTTGACGGAAATCAAAGAGGATAGAATGAGCTTCAATACAAAAGAATACTATACAAAAAATCGCGTTAAGATTCGCGCTTATCAAAAGCAGTATCATAAAACGCATCCGAGGATTCAGACGAAGGAAGAGCACCGAAACAACAATTTAAAGTATTGGTATAAAATTACACTTGTTGAATACAATCAAATGTTAGTAAAACAAAATAACAAATGCGCCGGATGTTTGACAGATAAAGCCGAGCTTAAACAGGCATTAGCCGTTGACCATGACCATAAGACGGGAAAGATTAGAGGGTTACTTTGCACGAAATGTAATAGAGCCTTAGGATTCTGTAACGATAATCCAAATACTTTATTGAAGCTGATAGAGTATTTAAAAGGAGCTAACCACAATGGAAATTAAGCCGTTAGGCACGAATCAGACCGAGGTTACAATCAATGACGAGCTTGTGATACTTTTCTCATATCGAACGCCTGTAGCATGTAGCGCGGTGATAGATGGAAGATGGCAACATTTGAAAACAGAGAAACAATGGAGCGTGACCACGAGCCGCCATATCAATAAATGGATGCCGACGGTAACAGGTACCAAGGCTCAAGAATGGTTTGATGCGCTTGCCTCTAAGCTTCAATTGTCGGAGGTGCGCTAACATGCCGATAGATACCGTTAGCATTTTTAGCCCGTACCATCCGGCTAACAACGTGCGCCATAGTGCGGGCCAAGGTACGTACACCTATGAGCCGTCAATACCTAAATTTAACCTCTCGTTAGGGTGGGAGTTAGAGGCGAATCATAGCGCGGCACGAGTACCCGCCGGAGTCGAGACTATTAGCGATGGAAGCGTAAACGGTGACGGTACGGAATACGTGGTATTGCCCGCCGTCACACGTTCGCCGCGCTTTGTCTTAGGTCTTCTTAAAGACTTGGTACACTCACCGAGCCTTAACACTGATAAATCTTGTGGGTATCATGTGCATATGGGAATACAAGGCGCGGCCTTGCCGACGTTGCGCCGATGGGCTATAGCTACCGAGGCACTAGCTAAAGAGATAGAGGACATGA